CCGGTTTAAGTCCAGGATCCCCCCCACTGTAGACCCTAGGTTGGCCATGTTACCAAATGGCTCAACCAACCGGGAATTCTACGGTGAGTATTTCCCTGGACCGAGCGCCCTGTTTAAACTCAGAAACGCGATGAGTCTTCGGAGTCGAACCCAGATGGCATTACGCCCAATGACATTCCCTGGTCAGGGGACATGCCAGAAGGTAGGCCTCGGAGACCATGGCTATAATCCCGTTCCCAATATTGACCACCAACCTCCTGCGAGGCGCTGGTAGGCCACTACCCCACCATCACGACCCTCGTGGTGGGAAGGTAGCCAATATCGGTAGTAGAGTTACCACGGGCCGAGACGGGCCTTGAAGCATCACACTGTCTGCTACCCAGTAGCAGTGGGTGTCTCTCATCGCTCCCGGGAGGGGATGTGCTTTCGTACCAGCATAGCACTGAACTGACCGGCGGTTCCACGGATGTGGCCTACCGACCGAGCCCAGCACTATACACGTTTTGCAAGCAAGACGGACAGTGCGGGAGGCCAACCAGACAACAAGACCCATACCTCCGGGACCCTTTCTAAGGGCCATTAGACGGTACAGGGAGCTCTGTATAAGCGGGGGGCAGCGTGCCCTCATACTTAGACAGTGCCCTCTGTACCCACGCCATCTGCCTTCGCCTTCTTCGTTCGTTACGGTTGCTATCCGCAGCGAACTGGAAGTTGAAAGCAGACCGCGTCCGCGCCCTACTCACCGCAGATAAGTACTCAAAAGAGTGCCCGCGGTAGAGCTCCAGAATCCGATCACGGACACGTTTCCGAAAGAAAACGTACCCGGACATCATCTTTTGCTCACCGGGTGTAGCCATGCTCTCCAACGCGGAAAGAAACGCCGCGTTGAGGAGCTGGCTATAGCGATTGATGATCTCCCCCATCAACCACCACCCCAGTGGTGTACCCACTAACAGGATAAGCTGGACCAGCCCCCCAGTGATCTCCAAACTGACCCCAAATTGTCTAAGCCCTGTAAGGGGCCGACTCTTTAAGAGCCAGCGTCGAACACCCGGGCTCACTGTATTCAGTGAGTCCATCCATTTACCTGGATGAAGGCGGTTCAGCCAACCCTGGAAGGAGGCAGTCTCAAGGATGCCATACGCACCGAACTCGTCTGTGGGGATCTTCGATCCTACAGTTAGGATCTCATGAAGGTCAACCACGGAGAGACGGGCGACATGAACAACCAACCAGATGCCCCTCCACCAAGGATAGGCTGGCTGCACCAAAGTTGTGAGTGCAACTCTGATACTGACCGGATACGTTCGAATGGCTTTCTTAAGGTCAACCGAACGCGCCGAAAGCGAAGAGAACGCACGCGCAACGGCGATGGGAAATAAGGCAAAGCCACGGCGGTGAAGGTGACGTATAACGACACCCGCATCAATGGGGTAACGGAAAACTTGATACAACAGTTTTACCGGTATCCCACTCACGTCGCCTTGAGGTGTTACGAGTCTCTTACAAAACTCGAAAACACCCGAAGTAGATATCAAGGATTTCTCCTCAGAAACTACAACCCCTAATTCCGAAATCACCTCGCGATACCGTTTCGCCACCTCGCGGTCGAAGATTACGATATCGTCCCCGACGATACCGTAGTCTTCGAACCACGAGGTGCGACCCACTAGGCCTGCACAGTACTGAACGATGGCATGGTGTGCCAACGCCAGCAATGCCCAAGAAGAGTAAGCCCCCATAGGCTGGCCTACTGCATAGAAACGGGACAACCAGGGTCCATCCGGACGGAGTCCCTCCTCCACACTCCATACAGAATCCCGATCCCACCACTTACGGGCGGTTAGGAGATGCTTCCAGAGAGTCGCTTCCTCAAATCCGATGATGTGAGAGAGTAACTCCTGGTACAGGTGCACTGGTATCCTATCAGTCGCAGCAGACAAGTCATATGAGTAAACGGTGAACCCTTCACCATGCTCACCCAACCTCAAAAGGATAGAATCCCTGAGGCGGGC